CCTTTCTAAGGCCCTCAGATCTCTGGGGGTCTAATGGTTCGTCTAAAAATTCGTAAACAAATCTGGAGGATTTTAAACGTGTTTTACACAGGGTCACTGAATGGCTCTTGCTTAGAGTTGCAGTGATCTTGAAGAAAGGTCCAGTTTCGGTGGTCTAGCGGTGACTTGTTCGGCAAAGTATAGCGCGGCCTGTTAGCGCTTGGTTCTCCGCTGCAACTGGACCCTATTCACCCCTTATGGCAATGTTGGCTCGGCAGAGACGTTCCTCACTCCTGCGGCCACAACTCAAACCAGTGCCCTCCCTGGTGCCGATAATCAACTTCCTTCCTCTCGCCTTTCCGTCCGTGTGCTGAAGAGCTTCAACCTGTCAGGCATTGCTGTCCGTGTTTTCCTTGCTGAAGGCTTTCATAGGGAGGACAGCTATGCAGCCACAATTGGCCCAAACCGAACACGATGACCTGATGAGCGCATACCGCGATGGTCTGTTTACCGAGAGCGACTTTTTAGAAGCGGCGGGGAAAGATTTCGGCGCTTTGGCGGAATGCTCGCTTGAGACTGCACTTCGTATGGCTGATGCCTTTAGTGGTATCCGTTTGTATATCCCCATGCAGCTATCCGACAAGCCTGGCGCACAAATGTTGAAAGAGACTCTAGGGGAAGAAGGAGCGCAAATAGTCATGAGCGTTTACCAGGGGGAGTTTCTCCCGGTGCCTCGTCTCATGTCGCTTCGACAGTCCATTCAACGACGCAAAGTGGCTGCCCTTCATGCCGACGGCTGGAGTGCAACCCGTCTTGCTCAACGCTTTCAGCGCTCCGAGCGCCAAATCTACTCCATTCTGCGGCGCTGCCGAGAAGAAGCCGCGCTTAAGCAATCCTGACCCAGCAACACGACACTATTCCCAGTTTGAGGAGCAATTACAGTGACTATGAATATTAACCAGGCACGGATTATTGACCCGGTACTGACAGAGGTTACCCAGGGCTACCGACACCCCGAGCGGATCGGGCATGTGCTTTTCCCGCGTGTGCCGGTTTTCGCCCGTGGTGGCCAGATTATTGAGTTTGGAAAAGAGTCGTTCCGTCGATACAACACTCGGCGGGCACCTGGCACAAATACCAAGCGTTTAGAGTTCGGTTACCAGGGCAAGCCGTTTGTTCTGGTCCAGGATGCGCTTGAGGGGATGGTGCCACAAGAGCACGTCTCTGAAGCTCAGAATGTGCCGGGTATCGATCTTGGTACAGGTGCCGTTACCGAGGTGATGGACATTCTTACCCTGGCACTGGAAATCGAGCAGGCAGAGCTCGCAACCAATCCGGCCAATTATGGCGTGGACAATAAGGTTACCCTGTCCGGCACTGATCAATGGAGTGACCCAAACTCAGATCCAGTGAAGCAGGTTCGCGAATATCGCGAGATTATTCGCAGGCGGATCGGTACTCGGCCAAACGTCATGGCGCTCTCGGCAGTTGGGTTTAACGCTCTGGTCGAGCATCCCAAAATCATTGAGCGCTTTAAGTACACATCTAGCGAATCGATTACTGCGGACATGCTCGCCCGACTCTTCAACCTTCGGGAGGTTGCTGTTGGCGAGGCTGTTTATATGGAAGACGGCAGCGAGGCCATGAAAGATGTTTGGGATAACGTCGCTGTATTGGCTTATGTTCCTGAGCAGGTTACGTCCCGCCGTTCGCCCTCGTTTGGTTACACCTACGCTCTGGAAGGCCACCCAATGACTGAGGAGACCTACTTCGAACGCAATGCCAAATCCTGGATTTATCCGGTGACCTATGAGCGAACCCCTGTCCTATCGGGGATCGACTCTGGCTTTCTGATTCAAGACCTGGTTGCTGCCAGCTAATAACGGAGGATAGCGACGATGGCCAAACAGGTTATTCAGGCGCTGGATCAGTTGGAATTATCCGAACTTAAGAAGCTCTCTGAGCGCGAGTTGCGTCACTTTGCATTGCAATGCGCACATGGATGTCTGCTGGCTGAAACTGAGCTAGGGAGGCGGCAACCTACTTTTGGAGAGCGACGGCGGCGCCGCCGAGCGCGAAATCGTGATGTGGTGAGCTTTTCGGGTGAGCGTCGCGAGGACTCGCTGAGTTTCGCGATCGACCTTAAGACAGGATCGGGCAACTCACGATAGTTTGAGGTGATTATGAATCAGAGAGATCCCGTTGTCCTTCAGATTGGAAGTCAACGCCATCAGGGCTGGCAGGAAGTCCGTATTCGCTTGTCCCTGGAACAGATCGCCGACAGCTTTGAGCTGACCCTGACTGAGCGCTGGGCTGAGTCTGACATGGTGCGCCCGGTAACGCCTGGCGAAGCCTGCACCGTGAAGGTGGGTGACGAGCTGGTGGTGACCGGCTACCTGGACGAGGTGCTGCCGGACTACGACGCCACCAGCCACACCATCTCCGCCAGTGGCCGCAGCAAGGCGGCGGATCTGATCGACTGTAGCGGCGAGCGGCAGCCGATGAATAACCGGACGCTGTTACAGATCGCTCAGACCTTGGCTGAACCCTACGGTATTGATGTGATCGACACCGTGGGTACAGACAAGCCCTTCCGCGAGTTTGCCATAGAGGAAGGTCAGCCGATTGCCGAGGCCATCGAGCGAGCCGCTCAGATTCGGGGCGCTCGAATCGTAAGTGATGCTCAGGGGCGGCTGGTGATCGTGCACGCCGTTCAGCGTGAAATCCGCACGCCGCTGGAACTCGGCAGAAACATTCGCAAAGGTGCCGGGGTCTTCAGTGATCGAGATCGCTTCAATACCTACATCGTTGAGGGTCAAACACCAGGTTCCGATACCTGGTATGGCGAAGACGCAGCGGGCCCGCGAAGTGAAGCCAAAGATCCTCGTGTACGTGAGCCGCGCACCACACTGATCGTATGCGACACTCCAGCGGATGCTGCCGATTGCAAGGCACGTGCGGAGCTGGAGGCTCGGATGCGCTGGGCCAAGGGTCGGGGTGTGACCTACACGGTGGGCACCTGGCGGCATGAGCAAGGCGTGTGGCGTCCCGGTGACTTGGTGCAGGTACGTGACCCCTATCTGGGTCTGGATGAACAGCTGCTGATCAGTGATGTGCAGCTGATTGAGAACAACCAGGGGCGCACCGCCGAACTGCGCGTGGCCCCGCCGGCGGCTTTTGAGCCAGTGCCGGTACCTGAACCAAAGGCCAAAAGTAGTAATGAAGCCTTGGGCTGGGATGCTGTTTAAAGCGCCCCCCTCAACAGTAGATAACCGAGAGGTAGTGATGAAAAAGATAGACAAAGCAGCTCTTCAGCGCGGAAGTAACGACCAGGAGCGTATCGAACACACGGCTAACAGCGTAATTGTGGCGCTGCATGAGCCGATCACATTCATTGAGAGTAATGCTGATGGGGAGCAAACCATAGATCGTTTGGTTTTCCCGCGAAAAGTCAAAGGTAAGCACCTGTTGGCAACTGATGAGGCAGAGGGCGAGATGGGGAAAAGTCTGGCATTGCTGGCAAAGCTAGCAGGTATTCCGCGCATAGCGGCGCATGAGATGGACGGTCGGGATATTGATCTGTGCATGGAGGCTATTGAGCCGTTCTTGCCTGGCAGTCGCTTAGGTGATGGTCGGTAGTCTAAGGAGCAATCGGGGAGAGGATATATGAGCAATATGGTGACAAGCGTTGTCATGCAACTGGTGGACCGCGTCAGTGCTCCGGCCCGTCGTTTGCAGCGCTCTCTTTCTGGCCTTTCTCGGCAGGCTGGGTTCGACCGCCTCACTGCTTCTGCTCGACGCCTAAGCACCTCAATGACAGGGGTAATTGAGCAGGCTCGCGGGTTTGCGCAGCGCCTGGCTATTATCGGAGGTGCCACCGCCGGGGCCGTATGGGGAATGGAGCGCCTGGTGTCGGGGGTCGCTGATGTTGGGGCATCCGTCAAAGAAAGCTCTGAGCGTTTAGGAGTCGGTACTACTTGGCTTCAAGAATGGCAGCAAGTCGGGCGTCAATTCGGTGTCCAGAACGATGCTCTGGTTGACGGATTAAAAGAGCTGTCCATGCGGGCCGATGAGTTTGTTGTAACAGCTGGTGGGCCAGCTGCTGAGTCCTTCAAGCGGCTGGGGATCAGCATGGATGACTTACGCAAAACAGGCGGGCGGACCGAGGCATTGTTCGACATGGTCCGAGGTAAGCTATCAGAGGTAGAAAATGCTGCTGAGCGGCAACGCATCATGGATGAGATCTTCGGAGGACAAGGCGGCGAGCAGATGGTTGAGATGCTCCAGACCAGCCGAGAAGAGATCGAGAAAATGATGCGGGCTGCGCATGATCGTGGAGCCATCCTCAGCCCTGAGGAAATCGAGAATAGCCGTGAGTACACCCGGCAGATGGGTAATATGCGCCAAGTGCTATTCGGCATTCAAACTCAAGTGGTGGGCCAGCTGCTGCCAGGTATTACCGAGTGGATCAAAAGCACCGGGGTTCTCGCGCAGGAGAATCGGA